CGTGTTGGGATTTAAGCCGTCTTTGCCCAGGATTGGCTGGGCCATGACGGCAAATTTCCCATCGTCCGAATTGCCATTGAACTGGCAATTGATGTCCATGTCATAGACTGACCGGAACAAACACGTAGGCCGGGACTCCGCATCCGGAATCCTGGACATGTTCGTCTTCGGAGAAGTCAGAGTGCTCATGTACATCTGGGTCATGTTACTACCATTCTCAACCGCCACTTGCGAAGCGACTGAATGGGTCACCCCCTTCCTTGGAGGGGGCTTCGGAACACGCGTCTCACGCACCTCAGGGATTGCAGCTGCTTGTCTTCGTTTTTCACGGTTTTTACGCCGTGCGAGAGTTTTAGCTGATGGTCCCTGGGATTGTGAGGATTGCTGAGGAGATTTTTGGTTGATCATCGACTCAAAACAAAAGGTTTTTGTCGAGACCCACCATCCCTCCCCTCTTCAAGGGCCGGCAATCACGGCCCTGCTTCCGGTGCTCAAGAGTAATCCACCGCGCCAAGCCGGTTAAAACCGGGATGGCTCATGAACACAAACGGTTTACTCGGTATCATCGCCTCCATTTCCATGAAGTCGACGTCCTCGAGGCCGTAACGCACGTGGAGCCAATACCATGCCTGCTCTTCGAGCACGCATGGCTTGGTCACAGAGGCTGATGAGACGTTCACCCAGTCCATCTCCAACACATCTCGTTGCCGAGGTGTGCGGGCGAACTGCGACACGAACCGCCGCATCAGGGGCACAGACAAAAACCCCCGGTACCCATCCGCCAGATCGTTCAGGAACTGAGCACTCGCTTGCTCATAAGAACGACCCTTGTACAGGTCCCGGGGGTCCCTCCATGATTTTCCCACCTTGAGAATCCGGCTGGGCAGCATGCCCCAGTAGGGCCCCTGCTCAGTCGGATACCACATTCCTTTCAAGAACGTGACTTCGTAAATGGTCTTGGCACGGTGGATTTTCACATCCATGCCCAATTCCAAAAACGTGTGGATCCCCAATCTCTCGCTAACCCACCCCGAAGCTGTAAATATGCTGTTGCCCAAAGAGGTGTCACAATTCCCTGTGTCACGCATGGCTCGCTGAACCCGCATGATAAAGATCACTTGCAACACCGTGTTGGACTTCAACACATATTTGTTCGAGGTGAGACGGCGAATAATTTCGGCGACTAGAAAAGGCACCCCCAATTGGCGCAGAGCCCAACTACAGTACTGCAAAGCACCGAAGTCCTGACTCTGATCACACATTTTGAGGTCTCCTTCTATCCACGGCTCAAGTTGGGTATTATCCCACACCAAGGAATCATCTCCGCTCACCAGCACATGCAGATCGTCCTCATTCATGCGCACGTGTTCAACCCAATCAGACAAATCTTGATCAGACCAACCACACGCGACATGAAGACACACCCATCGCCCACGAAGATGCACCCGCCACCCACACACACCCCAAGCAGCTTTTAACACTTCTTGGGATGCGTGCACGTGAG